AGGAAGAAAAACCAAGCGAAGAATCAGTACCGTTTTAATTTATAAAAAGGAACTGGAGGGTTCGTGGAAGTTGAGAAATTTAAGTCTATATTCGAGGGTCTAGACGTAGCTTATGGTCAGCACCAGCCTAACGGCTCGCGTGCTGACGGCAAGCAACAAGGTAAGTCATACATTGTGAGACAGGAGGTTACCGATGAGCTTTGGCAAAAACATTTGGAGGGTGAGGGTCCGTCTCTTGGGATTATTCCTATTAGGGCTGATAATACTACTAAGTGGGGATGTATTGATGTTGACGATTATCCTCTTGATCATTCTGCATTATTCAAAAAAATAAAAAAATTAAGTTTACCTTTAGTATATTGTAAATCAAAAAGTGGTGGTGCTCACTTATTTATATTTATGAAAAAAACCATAGCATCAAAATTAATAAGAAACAAATTAACACAAATGGCTGCATTGATAGGTCATTCACAATCAGAAATATTTCCAAAACAATCTAGCATATCATTAGAGAAAGGTGATCTAGGTAACTTTTTAAATCTACCATATTATAATGGCAACAAATCAGTTCGTTATGCATTGAAAGAGAATGGTACGACTGCATCATTAGAAGAGTTCTATGAAATCTATGATAGAAACGTTGTAGATAGCTTAGATGACATTGGGGGAAGTAAAGATGAGAACATCATAAAAGATGGGCCACCTTGTTTACAGGCTCTATGTGGACAAGGTTTTCCTCCTGGTACACGCAACAATGGATTGTTTAACATTGGAGTGTATACAAAGAAGTTTGACCCAGACAATTGGGAAAGATTATTAGAAGAATACAATCAAAAGTATATGCAGCCACCTTTGGATCACAAAGAGGTTGCCACAGTCGTATCACAGCTTAACAAAAAAGGTTATCAATACAAATGTAAAGATCAACCAATTAGTTCTTTTTGTAATGTCAATGTATGTAAAACTAGAAAGCATGGTGTTGGTGCAGAGAATGTATCACAACAGCTTGGTGCATTATCAAAGTTAGAAACAGAACCACCAATATGGTTTTTAGAAATACCAACAGATGACAGTGAAGATGATCTTAAGATACAATTAACAACAGAAGAATTACAAATACAAACAAAGTTTCAAAAGAGAGTCATGGAAGTATTAACCATGATGCCTCCTTTGATGAAGGCGTCCGATTGGCAACAACTAGTGAATAGTAAGATGCAAACTGCTCTTAGAATTCCTGTGTCAAACGACGGATCTGTGTCCGGCCAGTTTCTAGCTCACCTCCAGGAGTTTTGTACTGGTCGGTCACAAGGCTTAGTCAAAGAAGATATACTATTACGTAAGCCATACACAGAGAGTGGCATGATATATTTTAGATTGCAAGACTTACATGCATACTTGATAAGAAACAAATTCACACATTACAGTAACACAGGACAGATAATAGCTGAGTTGCGTAAAATAAATGGTGAGCATAAGTTTTGGAAACTAAAAAATAAGGGTGTTAACACATGGGGTGTACCATCTTTTGATGAGCAAGACTCAGAACATGAAGTGAGGAAACAAAATGCGACGCCGTTCTAAATTACCAAAATTAAAAAAAGGAATGCAAAGTGAACAGATAGCCATACTGTATTTAATAGAACAAGGATTTTTTGTATTTAAAAATTTACATGGTCTTGGACCAGCAGATCTTATAGCAATAGATGAGCAAGGTAGAGTTGAAATATATGATGTAAAGAGTGAGAGTTATCGTAAAACATGGAGACCTGGCACACGTATATTTAGAAGGCTAACACAAGAACAAAAAAGATTGAAGATGAAATTTATATTTGTAGGAAAGGATGGCAGATGCACAGTAAGATTAAGATAATACTTGGACCACCAGGCACAGGTAAAACTGAAAACCTACTGCGGATCGTGGACCAGGAGCTTAAAAATGGCACTGCACCAGACAGAATAGCATTTGTTAGTTTTACAACAAAAGCAACAAACGAGGCACGTGACAGAGCAAAAGCAAAGTTTAATCTTACAGATAAAGATCTACCATATTTTTGTACACTACATGCATTTGGTAAAAGACAAATGGGTTTTACAAAATCAGAAATAATGGACAGTAAAGATTATGGTGAGTTCTCTGACAAGTACGGTGTAGAATTGAAAAGAGTAACAGCTGATTGGGAGGACAATGGTATTGTTACAACTGATAACAAATATTTAAGAGACATAAACAAATCAAAGATGCAAGACCAAGAGCTGCAGGAGTTCTACAATAATTCTAATTTAGATTATGCTTGGGATGAACTGCTGTGGGCTTATCGTTCTTTTGAAGATTACAAACAAACTTATAACAAGTTTGATTTCACAGATATGCTTACACAATTCGTGGAATTTGGTAGCACACCACCTTTGGATGTGGTTATAGTGGACGAGGCACAGGATCTTACAAGACTACAGTGGAGAATGTGTAAGAAGATATGGGATAATAGTAAAAGAGTTTATGTTAGTGGCGATGATGATCAAGCTATATTTAGATGGATGGGTGCAGATGTAGAGCATCTTATAAACATGGAGGGTGAAGTTAGTGTATTGAAACAATCATATAGATGTCCTCTCTCTGTTCACAAAATAGCAGACAACATTGTAAACAGAATAAATAAAAGAAGACCAAAACAATGGAAGCCAAGAGATGTAGAGGGTGAAGTTAGATTTCATCAAGACGTTGATTTTGTTGATATGAGTGAAGGCAATTGGCTTGCACTTGCAACATGTGGATATATGTTAGATGACTTACAAATGAATTTGAAAAATTTAGGTCTACCGTACACCGTAGATAATAAATTACCAATAAAAGAAAATTTAATAAAAGCAGTGAGTGCATGGAAGAGACTAGAAGATCAAACAATACCTTACTCTGACGTCATGGCAATTTACTCTAATTTAAAAGTTGGCGAAGATATAGAAAGAGGTTATAAAGGTGGCAAGACATTGGAAGAAAACAAATCTTACAGTCTTGAAGAATTAGTTATGCACCATGGTTTGATTGCATCTGGTCAACCTTGGGACGTTACTTTTAAATCTATGGGTGATACAGAAAAATCTTATTTACAATCTTTAGAATTACACGGTGGTTTGGATAAAAAACCTAAAATAAATTTAAGCACAATACACAAATCAAAGGGTGGTGAGTGCGATAACGTAGTGTTAATGACAGATTTATCACGCGCTAATCAGGATGAAATGGAAATTAATTCTGATGACACAAATCGAGTATTTTATGTAGGGGCAACGCGTGCTAAAAAATCTCTACATATAGTTGAACCACAAAAAGAAAGAGGATTTATAATATGACCAAAGAAGAAATATTATCTGAAGCTAGTAGAATAATATCTAGAGATAGAAATTTATCACACGGCGATGCTTACAAAAATCATGCAGATATTGCAGAGTATTGGAATATATTTTTAGACGATAAGTTGAAACCAATGGCTAATATCACACCTAGTGATGTAGCGCTAATGATGATACTATTGAAAATATCTAGAAATAATAAAGGTAAGAAATTTAACATAGATAATTTTGTTGACATAGCAGGTTATGCAGCAATAGCAGGTGAAATAGATGACAGCGGATCTTTTTAAAAAGAACGAAGTAAAAGCAGAGTGGTTACATCCCACAGAGTTTCCGTCTATGAAAGGAAAAGAAGTTGTTGCTATAGATTTAGAGACTTGTGACACAGAACTAAAGAAGATGGGTCCTGGTTGGCCAAGAAAGATGGGTAAAGTTATAGGTATAGCAATATCTAGTGGTGACTTTACTGCTTACTATCCTATTGACCATGAGGGTGGTGGCAACATGGATAAAGAGCATGTCATAAAATATATAAAAGTTGTGTGTGAAGATGAGTCCATACAAAAAGTATTTCATAATGCACAGTATGACATTGGTTGGTTAAGTGTAATAGGAATAGAAGTAAAAGGTTACATACACGATACAATGATAGCTGCAGCATTGTTAAATGAGAATAGATATTCGTTTACATTGAACAGCATGGTAGCAGAATATCTTGGTGAATTTAAAAATGAATCACTATTAAAAGCAAAAGCAGAAGAACTAGGATTAGACCCTAAAGCAGAAATGTATAAGTTGCCTGCAGAGTTTGTAGGGGAGTATGCTGAAGCTGATGCAAAACTTACATGGCGTTTGCACGAGAGATTTATAGCAGAGATAGAAAAGAATGATTTAGGTAAAGTATACGATGTGGAGTGTAGATTAATAAGAGTTATCTATAACATGACAAAGCGTGGTGTAAGAGTTGATATGGAGAGAGCGCATGGCCTTAGAACAAAGCTTAGAAACAGAGAGAAAAAGTATCTTAAAAGAATAAAAGACATAGTTGGTAATGATGTACAGATCTTTGCAGCACGGTCAGTGGCCCAGGCATTCGACAGTGTTAACTTAGAATACCCACGCACAGCACTTGGTGCACCTAGTTTTACACAAACATTTCTAGAAACACACAAACACGAATTGCCAAGAATGATTACAAAGGCACGTGTGTTAAATAAATTACAAGGCACATTCATAGATGGTATATCAAAACACATACACGAAGGTAGATTACACGCACATATAAATCAAATACGTGGTGACAATGGTGGCACAGTTACAGGTAGATTTTCTATGTATGCACCAAACCTACAACAAATGCCAATAAGAAGTGAATATGGATCTGAACTACGTAAATTATTTATACCTGAACCAGGAGAGTATTGGTTGTCTGCAGACTATTCACAGCAGGAACCACGCATACTCACACATTTTGCAATATTAAATAAAAATGAGGGTGCTGAAGAGGTGCAACAAGCATTTATAAAGGGTTTAGACTTTCATAAACAGCTAGCAGAAATGGCAGGAATTGATCGTAGGTTAGCTAAAACCATAGGCCTAGGTGTCATGTATGGTATGGGCTATAAAAAGCTCGCTGTGGACCTAGATATCGCTCCTATGGATGCAAAAGATATGTTGAAAGAGTTCAGAGAAAAGGTGCCATTTATGCAAGGTATGTTGGAGGCTGTGATGAACAGAGCAAATCAGATAGGATCTATAAGAACATATCTTGGTAGAAGATGTAAATTTGATATGTGGGAGCCGTCATGGTATGATCCAGGTGTGTTTCATAAGGCAGTATCTCATGATGAGGCACTGACAAAGTGGGGTGGATCTATCAAGCGTGCAGGCACGTACAAAGCATTAAACAGGCTAATACAGGGCACAGCTGCAGATCAGACAAAGAAAGCAATGGTTGATATATACGAACAACTAGGTATAATACCCCTAATACAGGTTCATGATGAATTGAACTGTAGTGTAAAATCTGATAAAGAGGCAAAAGAAATTAAAGATATTATGGAAAACTGTATAAAACTAGAAGTGCCATCAAACGCTGATTACAAAATGA